AACAGCGGTAGCAGCACCCCGGTACAGGTAGATGACATAATAACAGGCTTACCCTTCTGACATGGCAAATGATATAACATATACTCCGGTATTGATAAGTATATCAGATGAGCCTAAGATTTATACCAAGTTTGAGGTTAAGATGCTTTGTCTTGATGCGATGAAATGGGCTATGGATAACGCTAATGATGAGGTTGAAAACTTCGACCCTAAGCAGTTTTTTAAACTAAATAATCTTGACTAATGGAAACAATGAAAGCATTATCAATCATCTACGCTGCACCGAGCACCTATGATGAGATACACAACTTCATCTACAAAGCTAAGAAAGAGCTTTTAAACGGTGAGTACAACCCTCTTGACGTTGAGGTACAGCTAAAGGCAATGGAAGAGGTTATCAAACAGCTTCGGGCTGATGAGGATATTAAGGCCGCTGTTATTGCTGAGGCTGAGAAATACGGGCGTGGGATGTTTGAGCACAGAGGTTGTAAGCTACAACTGCGTGAAGGTGGTGTTAAGTACGATTACTCCGGCTGTGGTGACACTACCTGGAGTATGCTTGACGCTGAGATAGCAGCCGTAACAGAGGCTAAGAAAGCACGGGAGAAGTATTTACAGAACCTGCCGCCAGAGGGTGCTATCACTCCTGACGGGGAGAAGGTGGTAAGGCCGAGTAAGACAAGTAAATTAACAATAGCAGTAACACTTAAATAACATGAAAAAACTGATTACATTTTCGCTTTTTGCGCTGCTCCTGAGCAGTTGCGTTTGTACATTCTCACAAGTGCCTCCGCAGTATTTACAGGTGGGCGAGGGGTGCGGTGCGGCCCTGCCGGATTACCTACCTATGTTCACCTACACCGATAACTGTGGCATTGACACAGTATGGCAGTCACCGACACGGGGGAGCTGGCTGACAACTCCTACTACTACCGTGCTGATACGGGCTATTGACAACTTCAATAACCATACTGATTTGATGTTTACCGTGACGCTTATTGACACTGTACCTCCGGTAATAACGCTTGGCGATAGCACACTGATTACGGGCTTGTATGAGCAGATAGACGCAATATATAACATAGCCGACAGGATACTTGCCACAACGGATTTATGGGCAGATGGGCAGAGAACTGATACTATACCTGTTTGGGAGGATTACTTCAATAATACCCTTATCAGCTGGACTGATCCGGGGCACGCCTTCACGGGTGAGGGCATGAGGGTGTGGACTTTCGGTGAGGTTGGTGACACTATAATCATTCGATAATGGAAGAGCAGTTTATTGAGTTCCTAAAGGAGCATAAGGTTAAGCTGGCTTTTCAGAAAGAGCTGTTAAACCACAGAGGCATCACTATAAACAAATACCTGTCCCGGTATAGCTGGAGAAAAGCAGGGGTGGGTAAGGTTTTACAGAATGCTTTCAGGTTTATAGAGACTGAGGCAGGGCGTGAGTTCTGGCTTGACATTAACGACAAGTGGAAGGAGTACGTTAACGGGTTGAAGAAATGAAAACCTTTGTCTTTGCCGGACAGATAGATGGTTACAGGGGATTAGCTGATCGCTCAATGAAGATTAGCATTGTGACATCTGCTGAGGCAGCGCCCGACCTTGTGGCTAAGATTTCAGAGGCTACACGTAACGCTTGTACCATTGCTATATCACCTGATGCTTTTAGTCCGGCAGACATAGATACTCTTGATAAAATTAAGGTTGATTATGACGATGGTGGGAAAACTCCGGGCCAGCGCCTCCGGGCAGTCATGTTTCGTATGTGGGAGCAGAATGATGAGAGGTATGACACTTTTACTGACTATTACAATGCTCACATGGAGAAACTGATAACACACTTTAAAAGCAAACTGGCATGACTAAGCACTGCCGTGTTTACATGGATTACTGGGGCTACGGCATCGAGGACTTTGTGCCTTGTGAGATGTGTGGCAGGAAGGCCGTTGACGTGCACCATATTGACGGCAGGGGTGAGGGCATGGATGTTATAAGTAACCTGATGGGGCTTTGCCGTTACTGTCATACTAAGGCACACGACAAGCTGAATGTAACGGTGGTGCAGATACTACATGATGAGTTTATGAAACTTAACGGATGGTGAGATGCTAAACAAGATTTATAACATCAAAGACATCGTTTACCACCTCCTGCTTAACTGGCCGGAGATGAGGGACAACGACAGACAGCTCATGCTTAACGTGTGGGATAGACAGGATGGAGAACTAATTAATAAATCATTTAAGGACTTCGCTTGGGATTTTAAGACGGGAAGGTTTGCTGACCCTGAGAGCATCAGACGGACACGGCAGAAGCTGCAAGAGCTGCACCCTGAGCTAAGGGGCAGAACATATAACGGACGGCAGCGGATGGATACTATTATGAGTGAGGCAATGATAAAGATGAAGATATAATTTTTTAAACATAGTACTAACTAATACAAATTAAAATCATGAAAACAAGTAACAAAGTTGAAGTAAAGGAATTTAACATTCAGACAGTAAAAATTCCAATCGTAGGTGTGTCACCGCTTATCGTTCACAAGTGGAGCGAAAAGGCAAAGAGAGAAATTCAGGACAAGCAGGGTGGTGTGGCTAAGAACAAGAAGCATGACATCCGTGTACCGGAAGATGACTTCGAGCAGGCTAAGCACGTTTCCCCAGAGGGATGGGAGGGTTTCCCGGCCGCTGGTGTGAAGGCTGCAATGATACGTGGTGCTAAGATGATTGGCATGGTAATGAAAGACACTCAGATGGCATTCTTCGTGAAGGCTGACTGCGAGGAAACACAACTTATCAGGATTTACGGAGAGGCAAGATTAAGGACCGACATGGTACGTGTTGGTATGGGTTCTGCTGACATCCGTTACAGACCGGAATATGTTGAATGGTCCGCTGTACTGACGGTTGAATTTAACGCAGGTATTATCAGCATGGACCAGATATTTCAGCTTGTTAAGGCTGCTGGTGAGATGCGTCCTGAGAAGGGCAAGTTTAACTATGGTCGTTTTGAACTTGATAATGTTGCATAATTATGGAAGGATATAGCTGGAGAATTAAGGGCTTAAACAAAGGAGTTGAAGCCGCTGCGGTCGCTGAAGAGCTGGACCGGATTAAGAACCTAAATGGTACGCTCACGCCTACCTTAATTGTTGAGGCTGCTACACCGAAGCGGTCCGTATTACATCCGCTGTTTGAATGGGATGATGAGGTTGCAAGTTATCATTGGAGGATACAGCAGGCGAGGATTATTCTGAATAACATACAGGTGGTTGTTATCTCTGATGGTGAGACACGCAACCTGGATGTGTACGAGGTTGTATGTAGTGGTGAGGGGTATAAGAGTATCGCTACGTTTGACGCTGACGATGTGGAGTTTGTAAGGAAGACCACACGCAGTCAGTTGGTATCTATTCAAGTTAAGCTAAAGACTTACAATCAGTTTGAAAAGGTCAGAGAGCTTATTAAGGAGGCTATTGAGGCAATGGCATAGATTGGCAGGTGAGGTGAGGTATGATTAGGTACGGTAAGGTGGGGTGGGGTCCGGTTCGGTGCGGCAGGTGTGCTTAGGTTTGGTCCGGTGCGTATAGGTCCGGTTGTGTACGGAGAGGTGTGGTAAGGCAGGTAAGGTACGGTGTGGTACGATGGGATACGGTGCGGTATGGAGTGGTTTGGTAAGGCAGGTGAGGCTTGGTCCGGTAAGGTCGGTTAAGGTGAGATTAGGTACGGTATGGCGAGGAGAGGCAGGTGCGGTGGGTTGGGGTTTCGTTAGGTTTGGCATGGTGCGGTCAGTTGAGTTTTGGTACGGTGAGGCAGGTGCGGCAAGGTTAGGAGCGTTGGGGTGCGGTTGGTATGGTAAGACAAGGTTTGTTAAGATAAGTCATGGTATGGCAGGTGAGGTTTGGTAATGTGAGGTATGGCACGTCATGGTGAGGCTTGGTTAGGCAAGGTGAGATTTGGCAGGTATGGTAAGGCGAGGTCCGGTGCGGAGTGTTCTGGTTTGGATAGGTACGGTAGGGTACGGTTAGGCAGGTGAGGTTAGGTGAGATGGGGTTGGGTATGATCGGGTAAGACGGGGTGAGGTGAGGTTTGGTTTGGCAGGTATGGTTATTAAACTTAATAAAAGTAATTTATGAAAGACCCTTGTTTTTTATTTTATAGTCAAGATTTTCTGACCGGAACGATGCTTATGACTAATGAGCAGAAAGGAAAGTATATAACCTTGCTCGCTTTGCAGCATCAGAACGGTAAATTGTCGGAGGATGATATGCTTACTATCTGCGGCAGCTTTGATGCAAAGATTTGGGCTAAGTTTCGCAAGGACGAGCAAGGGTTTTACTACAATGAAAGGATGTTATTAGAAACGGAGAGACGTGCTAAATACAATCAAAGTAGAAGAAAGAACCTAAAAACGGAAGACCATATGGACGCCCATATGGAAATAAGAAATAAGAAATATGAAATAGAAATAGAAAAGGGAAGTAAGAAATACAATAATATACCGCCGCAGCTTTCTGAAATTACTGAGCGTATGGCCGAGCGTGAGATAACATCCTTCACCGCTGATGCGTTCTTTGCCTTTTACGAGAGCAAGGGATGGAAGGTAGGCTCACAGACAATGCGCAACTGGGATGCCGCTTTGACAACGTGGAATAACCGGGAGCATGACACGGCTACTAAAGCTCCTGCCTATGCTCCTAAGTACAAAACCTACGATGAGATGTGTCAGCTTGCCCTTAACAACAAAGACATCTGGCAGCAGATGACCGCACTCAACTTACCTGATATGCCTAAAACAGTATGGGCGCACCCTAACGATGTTGCAAAACATAACCTAACCAAATACGCAGTAAAATAATTGACAAATGACGGAAAAACAATTTGAAACACTAATGAATAGAATATGGAGCTTACAGATAACTCTATGGATAATAATGTGTTTTCTGGCTTTTATTGCTGGTAGTTTAAGGGTAATGTTGAATGATTAAGTTATTCAATATAGACTGCATGATTAAGATGGCGGAGTACCCTGACAAGTATTTCGACCTTGCTATTGTTGACCCGCCGTACGGGATAGACATAGCCAAGACAGGGCAAGTGGGGGGGGGAAAGTGTGCTGTAGTCAGTCAATATAAAAAGAGTGAATGGGATAATGACACCCCATCAATAGAATACTTTGAAAAGTTAAGGAGGGTATCAAAGCATCAGATTATCTGGGGCGGTAATTATATGATTGACTATTTATATAACACGCCCTGTTTTATCGTATGGGATAAAGACAATACAGGAAACTTCGCTGATGCTGAATTGGCATGGACATCATTTAAAAGTCCAACAAGAATATTTAAATATAGATGGAACGGAATGCTTCAGGAAAACATGAAGGCGAAAGAAGACCGCATCCACCCCACCCAAAAACCCGTACAGCTTTACAAGTGGCTTTTAAAGAACTACGCTAAACCTACTGACAAGATACTTGACACTCACTTAGGCAGTGGCTCGTCTGCTATTGCCGCTTATGACTTCGGCATTGCTGAGTTTGTCGGCTGTGAGATTGATGCTGACTACTACACTGCTGCAAAGAAACGCTTTGACATACATTGTTTACAAACCAAACTATTCTAAACTATGAAAAAACTTATGATGACCAGTGACGAGTATTACAACCGCAAGAGGACTGAGGATTATCTTGAGGAGGAGATGCGCACGATGAAGGGATGCCGGACATTCTTTTTTATCCTCCTGGGTTTGTTGGCAGTGGCAATAGCAGCAGCGATATGGCTATGACACTTGAGCAGTACACCTGCGAGTTATTCGGATGTTGTGTTGAGGACTTGTTTACACCCAAACGGTTTAGGGAGATTGTCAACTCACGCCAGGTATGTATGTGGATGATGCATAAGTACAGCAGCAGCACCCTACGCTATATAGGAGATTACTTTAACCGTAATCATGCAACGGTGGTACACTCAATTATCACTGTTAACAATCTCTGTGCTACCGACAGGCAGTTTAAGGCTAAGGTAGATAAGATATGTGACAGGCACGCTGAGTTGGAGATACCGCTTACATTGTCACTGGAGATATACAGCGGATGCAAGGTTGAAAATGACGAACTGATAATAGTATGACGATGTTTGTAATTGGAATGATAATAGCTGTTGCGGCCCTGTGTTGCATAGGCTTTGAGGTTGTTAAATACCTAAAGACAAGAGAGAAATGAAGACAGCAAAAGAGTTTTGGAATACTCAAGTCCCTACTGATGCTAATAAAACGTATGTCAGTGATTTTTGGGCATCAAAGTTTGACCATAAAGATATGTTCAGATTTGCAGAAGCCTATGCCGCCCTTGCGGTTGAGGAGGCAACGAAAGACTACTACCCTAAAGAGTTTGTTATTGCCTTTATAGATTGGTTAGACAAACTTCAACCATCTCAAAGAACATCTGTATGGTCTAAGGATGGACAATATAATGGACTATTTACAATGGACAATGAACAATTACTGGCAAAGTTTAAAGAAAGAGTTTGGAAGGAGAATGAGCAATGAAGACACCCGAAGAACTCCTGAGAGAGTTCGCAGAGAAATACTTCGATGTGAATAATGGAGAAAAGCATTGTTTCGCTCCTGAAGATTGTTATTGGAGGATTAGCGACACAAACATTTGTACTTCTCCTGATAAATGCGATTGGAATAAGGATAAGATAGATTTGTTTCTATCCGACCTCAACGCCCTTCTCGACAAGCTGATGCCAACAGAGGAGGAGGCAAAAAAAGAAGCCGAAGAGTTATTTGAAGGAACAGAAAGGAGTTTTACAAAAGGTATGTATTCGGGTTTTCTATTCTGTTATGAGTGGTTTCGCAGCCGTATGAAAGGATGAGATACGTTAACTACATCATCAACGGACATCCGGTGCAGCCGGAGCAGTTGGGAATAATAGCTATCCCTGCTGTGGTGTTTGCTATCCCTGCCCTGGTAGGGTTGCTTGGTGGGGCGGTGCTTATGGATGGTGGCAGGCTGATTAAACTTAAATACCTGTTGTATCAGAAGCAGCAACGTAAGATGAGATACTTAAAGAACGTGGTGGTATCACTGGGGCATAGTAAGGATGAATGGATAATACTCAGAGCAGCATGACAACAGCAGAAGCTAAAACAATGATAGGGCAGTATGGCCTGATACACGCTAACGGCGACAACTACCCCAAGTGGTTATACGGCAGGATAGCAGAGGTTGACAGGACTTGCCTTGAGTTTATAGACAATCACGAGTTTATCCACATCTTTAAAGTGTCGAAGGTTATTTCCTTTGAGCTGAAGGAGTTTACGGATAAGAGCGAGTAACTACACCTCAACCTATTTGCTGAAGCCGCATCACGGGAAACTGTTTTGCGGTTTTTGCGTTATTAACCATGTGTATTATAACTTGTAAATAAAGAGTATCAGAATTAAGTAACTCATAATGCGTTTATGGGTTAAATTGCGTGTATGGTTAGTACAACGGTCATATTACGGGAGGGATTAAGGTTAAAGAGTTCTCTTTATGACAGTCCGTCTCAGGTTAGGTTTCAAATCCCTCCCGTCTTATGACTACCTACACCTATCCACTCAGCTACTTCAAAGAATACTTTGTTCCTCCATGTCACGCATGGCTTTGGTTTCCATATAACATCTGCCTCAACTGATGCCTACCATCACACTTGCCAAGACAAAGCCACGAGAGGTAACAATCAACAAATCTGCTTATCAGAAGATTTACAATACGCCACGCTGGAAGCGGCTGCGCAAGTACAAGGTAACAGAAAACCCTGTCTGTGAGGTGTGCGCTGCCAAAGGTTTAACAGAGCCGGTTAAGGAGGTTCACCACAAGATACCCTTTGACATTAACGACATTGATTACGATCTGGCATACGATTATGACAACCTCATATCGCTGTGCATAGCTTGTCATAAGGAGGCACACGAGAAGCTGCACCAACCCATGCGGCACTTCCCTACTAATACTGAATATCGCAATGCTTGATATAGTAAACAAATATTGCGATGATGTTCTCACCGGAAAGATCCCAAGTGGCATCCATTTACGGAATGCTGTTGCAAGGTTCAAGAAAGATATGAGTTGCGCTGGCAAGGTTGAAGGCGAGCAGGCTTGGGATTTCCGGGAGGGCGCTGTTACAAAGGTTGTCAACTTCATTCACAAGCTCAAACACTTTACAGGCACTTATTCCGGTAAGCACTTCGAGTTACAGCCCTGGCAGTATTTCATAGTAGCTAACATCTACGGCTTCTACAACCATGACGGGACACGCCGCTTTCAGACCGGATATATCGAGATGGGACGTAAGAACGGCAAAACCGCTTTAGTGGGTGCGTTATCGCTTTATCATCTTATTGCTGACGGTGAGGCCGGAGGGGAGATACTCTTTACCGCTAACTCACTCGACCAGGCAAAGATTGGTTTTCGTATGGTTGACGGGTTCGCTACCGGATATAACCCTGACAAGCGGATGCTCAAACATAGGTTTAAAGATATTTATTACGATCAGAATAACTCATTTATCAGGGTATTGGCAGCGGATAGTTCTAAGTTGGACGGATACAACTGTTCGGTAGGGATAGTTGATGAATACCACTCAGCTCCCACATCATTTGTTAGGGATGTTCTCCGCTCATCAATGGGTATGAGGACTAACCCGCTGCTCATTACCATTACTACCGCAGGCTTTGATAAAAACCTACCGTGCTACGAGCTGAGGACGGTAACATCTGATATTATCTCCGGCAACAAGACAGACGAGAGCTTCTTTGGTGTTATCTATTCACTTGATGACAAAGATGACTGGCACGACCCTCAGACTTGGATTAAGGCTAACCCTAACCTGGGAGTAACTGTTAAGCAGGACTTTATTGAGAAGCAGGTTTTGCAGGCTATCAACTCCCCCGCTGATGAGGTAGGTGTAAAGACCAAGAACCTCAATATGTGGTGTGACAGTGGCAAGACATGGATACCGGATGAATATATCATAAAATCTACCGATAAGATTAACATAGATGACTTCAAAGGCGAGGAGTGTCATATCGGTGTTGACTTGTCATCCACTACTGACTTAACAGCAGTGGCTTATCTGTTTGTCAAAGACGATAAGTATTATTTCATCAATGACTATTATATACCTAAAGAGACACTTCACAAAAAAGTTAATGCTGATGTAGACCTGTACCGCACATGGGCCTATCATGGTTTCCTCAAGACAACTTCCGGCAACGTGACCGACTATGACTACATCACAAGGGATATGCTTATGGTAGATGAAAAGTGCGATATAACCAG